GATCTAAACCATAGCCACTATTTTCATAGTAATCTATTAATCTAATTTCACCTTTATACCTTTGCACAAACCAAATGGATGTTTGGTCATTCATACCAAGATCCCACCAAGTTTCTACATCTAGGTTATCATCGTAAGGTACATCGGTAATTCTACCATTTTTTGCCAAGCCCTCTATAATTTGACCATAATAAGAACCTGTAATTGCAGCTTGAAAGCTACACTCAAACTCTTGGTCGTATAAATCCTTAGACATGACATCTTTTGCTGCCTTTAATTCGTCATCATCTAAAATTTTAGTTTCACTTGCCTTAAATACACAAGCATACCAATCTTTGTTTTCTTTTGCCTGTTCGTATAATTCGTAAAAATAATTTCTGCCCTTTGGTGTGCCAATAAACACACACCAACCTTTTCTGTCTGCCAAAGCTGGTCTTATGACCTCTGGAAAGATTGTAGGTTTAATTGATTGTGTTTCATCAAATACACAACCATCTAAAAATATACCCCTTAAACTTTGATCGTTCTCAGCACCTAAAATTGTTATCCTTGCACCATTAGGTAAATCGCACCTAAGTTCACTTTCGTTAAATTTAGTGCCTGGTATCTTTTCTGCATACTGTTTTATGTAATCCCATGCTGTTGCCTTTCCTTGTTTAAATGTGGGGCTTAGAAAGGCATATCTAGGGTTGGGCAAGGGATTAGTTAAAGCTGCTCTTAGTATATGATTTATAGTCATAACTGTCTTACCAGCTCTACGATGTAATACTAAAACATTAAATCGGTGCTTATCAATTTGCTTGTGCAAAAAATTCTGTAATTGTCTTGGCTTGTATGGAATGACTATGTTTGTCATTTTAAAACAAAACCCCCTACTTAGTGTACTGTTACACCTCTAGGAACAAGTAAGCTTTCAATGCCTAAATCATCCATAAGGTGATGTGAAAACTTCTTGCATTCTGAAATATCGTTAAATCCTCCAAAGTGTACTACGACACTATTGCTAGACTCCATTACATATATGATCGCTGAATAACCTTTATTGCCATCTAAAAAATCGTACATAAAATTCCTATTCTTCTTCTAATAATTTTCTCATAGCATTTAATTGTGAAATAGTTTTAGGAATTGACTTATTTAAAAGTTTTATTTCCTTTTCTCCAGCAGCTACCCCTGTAATTGACTTTCTATATGCGTTAAAAACTTTATTAGCTTCTGCATTAAATTTTTCTTTATCTTCTTCATTCATGGATTTAAAGTTTTTCTTAAAAAATCTACTAACCATTGTATTCTCCTTGTTTGTTTGTGTGTACTACCCCTAAATTTATTTTTATGTCCAGATATGGCTTTGGGGTATCGATTTGTTCCTAACCCCCCAAATCCTGAGGTTTTATCTGTAAACTGATACATAATCAGTTGCTTTAGCTATTTTACCTTGAGTATTAATGTTTTTAAGTTTCAGGTATAGAATTGGTATAGCTTAGACCAATAAATATCTGTACTTTAGAATAGTTCTAAAGAATTTTGCCTTAATCTTGCCTATAAGACTCTCTGTGCTAGATTTATCTGGGACTCACAAAATATTACGAAATACTCTGTTATTTCAACACTTTTATTTATCCCACTTAACAACAAGAGGTGTATTTTTATCAAAATTAAGTGTAGTTGCATCCCTTTTTGCATAATATTTGGGAGCAATTCGTTCACTTTTCCACTTACTTAAATCAACAAATGCTTTAATCAAATGAGTCTTTCCCAAGTCAGTTTTGTCCACTAACTTACTGTTAGCAATACTTTCATTTAATAAATCCTGTGCATCAGACAATAAATACTCAATACCATCTGTTTTAGCATTCTCATACTCAGCTCTTAAATTAGGATATTTACTGGTATCTCTCATCCAAGTTCTAAATGTTTCCCAACATGGTCTTTCTGGTAATTTATTAATTGGTGAAAGACATGATCTTATAGATTTACCTTGAGCTAGTTCAGATAGTATTTCTGAGATAACTGTCTTTGAATATTTTGTTTTATTAGCCATTTTCCTTGTATATTTGTGGTTGTAATATTGTTAGCGATAGTATTTAATACTATTATAAACTGATTCTAACGAATCAAGGAGAGAAATATGTTTAAAAAAAATAAAATATTAATGACTCCTATTAATATGTTTGAAGTTCCTATTGTTAAATACTATCGGAATAAAGATAAATTTAACGATGCTTTAAAGAATAGGAAGAAGTTAAATAAGCTTAAATTACATGACTTTAAGCCAATTGAACAAAGATAATTAATCATAGAGGGGTAGCTATTTGAGAGAGAGAAAGAAAGAAAGGAAGCTACCCCATCATATGATTCAAACTAAAAAAAAGATTTTATAAAAAAACACTTAAATTCAGTATAGTTATTTATTCTTATTTATTTGATAACTTGTCAAATATTTTACAAATATTTTTTTAAATCCTTGTTTGCTATCTCACAAGCTTCAACCAAAGCCCTAAAATACATATATCTAATCTTCTCATGGCTATCTCCGATATAAAATCTCTTGAGCTGCCGATAACTTCGGTAGGGAAAATGCCTAAGATAAATTAATTCTCTCTGTTCTGATTTCACATCCATCATCAGCATTAATATAAAATCATAAATTGATAATTGTCTTGATGTTGGAACTATTCTTGGTCTAGCAGGAGATGCTGCCGAATCTTTGTAAGTATCTTTATCAGGTGATACATCTAATAGCTGAAAATTAGTTACACATAATGGTTTTTTAGGTTTTGGTAATTTATCATCTACAAATGATGCTATTCCTAAAAATCTATCTAATTCTTCTGTTGTTAATCTAGCTGTTATCATTAGGTTTATAAATTGTGTCTAAATATTGGTTAAATCTATCCTTTGATAAGGATTTCTTTAGTTGTTTTGTCTTTTTGGTTAAATCATGTTGTTTTCTATCTTTAATTCTACTGTCTTTAGCTTTTGAGTAGTAGAAATTTGTATTTTTAACTAATTTCTTTAATTCTTGTTTAACTAGATTAGGATCTACATACTTAACCATTAAATATTAACCCTATAGATATATATATATAGTTCTATATTAAGTATCGTTTTTGATACTCCCAAATAGAGTTTTTGATAGTCCCAATTATTTACCTTTTTTAAGTATGTGAACATTCTGTTGATTATTCTGTATATAACTTTGTTGTTGTTTAATTTTAGCTAATGTAATTTTTCTTCGCTTATTTAGATTGTGTTGGATATACTCCTGCATTTGATTCTTCTCAAATACATAATGATTTGTGCCATTGTTTATTTGTTTTCTAGCAAGTAAGCCAAACAAGGTTAATCTGTCCAAGCATTTAGTTAAAGTTCTAATGGTTTTAATGCCAGTTCTTCTTAATAAGTATTTGTGAGATATTCGGCAACCATTTGGGGCAAACTCAAAGGATTTGCAAATGACATAGATTAGCTTCTCATGGGAATTAAGATTTTGGCTATTTATTATGTCCTTATCAAATTTTTCAAAATATTTCATTTAAACATCCCCAATTCTTTATCAATTCTCTTTTTAGCTATTTCTATGTACTCAGGATTCAGCTCAATTAAGATGGCAGTACGATTTAATGATTGTGCCACAATTCCAGTAGTACCAGAACCACCGAAAGGATCTAAAACTACACCACTTTCAAATTTATTAGTTTTACAATCACAACTTTTTTCAAGTTTAAAATTAATAATTTCTTTAGATTGAACACTATCTGTTTTATATTGTATGCAAGTTAGACCATTATCAATATCGTTAAATTCTTTTGTCCCATCATTAACTAAAGGTCTAATTTTATTCCAATCTTTAACTGATGGAAAAGAAAAACCAGCTTCATCATTTCTAAACCAATGTTCAATAGTTGTTTTTTCTATATCAGTATTTTCAACTAAATCATTTAATGTTGTTTTTTCTCTTAAAAATTTAACAAAATCTTTTTGGTTTGGTAGATTATCTCTAACTTCTATTAATTTATTTCCTCTTTTAGAGTGTAAACCTTGTCTATGAGTAGATTCTGTTTCTTGATTTTTGTATTTGCCATGATTATTGTTTTTATTAGTAACTTTAGTGTTATATTCATAAATAGGTTTTTTTGTGTAAGGTGTTTTACATTCAGAACAAACTTTTTCAGGACAACCAGCTTTAATACAAGGCTCAATCAAATCTTTAGGAAAAGTTGCAAAATGAGCTTCCTTGAAAGGCTTTGTGGTTACTGTCCAAACATTTCTTTTATTTTTTAAAAATTGTCCATTGTATTTTTTACCATTAATTTCATTTCCTACAGGGTTTCTGTTTAATGATTTGGCTCTTTCAATTCTTTGTTTAGAAGTCCAATTAGCTTTTGCTTTAGGATGTTTTGTAGGTTCTTTTATAGCATCTAAATCATAATAATATTTTTTAGATTTGGTTATTAACCATATTTTTTCATGGCAATTAGTCGGTCTGTCTTTTATACTTTCTGGCATTGGATTTGGTTTATGCCAAATTATTTCTGATCTAATCCACCAACCATCTTCCTGTAATGCAATAGCAATTCTATTTGGTATCATTACCAGGTCTTTTGGTTTTATAGATCCTTGAATAGTAGAAAATGGTTTATCTACAAATCCTCTATCATCATTTTTTATATCTTTTGCTTTTGTGCCATTTGTTGTTGCAGCATAACTATCACCATAATTTAACCAAATTGTAGCTGAGTTCTTTAACTTCGGTTTCATAGCTTTAAAAAGTTCTACAATATTTTGGATATGTTCCTGGTAAGTTGGCTCTAAACCAAGTTGTCCTGGCACTCCATAATCTCTTAAACCCCAATAAGGTGGAGAAGTAACAACGCAATCTATAGAACTATCATCTAATTCTTTTAGCTTATCAAATACATCACCTTGCAGAAAATCAATCACCTTTGCTAGACTCCTTGTTAATTTTAATATCGTTTAATGACATTTTTAAAAAAATTTTTGCGTAATGATTGCAGCAGTAAAATCTGTTTTTTTCTTTTAAATCAGCTTTGGTAGTACAATTTTTTACACAACAATCTTTTTTAGGATCACCATACATATCTAATTCCTCATTCAATTTACTTTTCCATCTTCAAATTCAACTTTAGTATTAAAAGAAAATGAAATTCTTTCGTCTTTAGGATTTTCAGAATAAAATGGAAATACTGAGTGCAATAAATTAGCTGGGAACAAATACCAATCCCTTACTTCTGGATTTATAGTAAATATAGAATTATTAAATATGCTTTCTGAACCCTCACTAAATTGTGTTTTACCATTTATTTTATGATGGTTCTTCTCATTACTATTATTTTCTTCCATAATTTTAGGTATTTCCAAAAAACCAACGCAGCTTAAATGAGGTTGTTTATCTTCATCTCTACCAAAATTTGTATGAGTATGCTGTGGGTTCTGATCTCCAGAAACAGAAACTACAAACCAGGCAGATAATATTTTAATATTTTTAACTTTTTTATGTGGGTAATGATGCAAACTGTACTGCTGAATAATAGGATTAAAGAATTTTTGTTTCCATTTAAGCATCAGCTCTGGTGTAATTAAATATTCTCCAGTAACAGCACCTACTAAATTATTACCAAAATCATGTGTTTTAGCTTTTTCTTTATCTTCTCTAATCTCTTTTAAATCTTTTAAAAAATCAGAAATTAATTGCAAAGGAAGTTCGGCTTTAGCAAGTGTTGAGCCAAAAGGTTTAAGTAATTTAAAATTTATTTTATCTGTCAATTCCAAGCTCCATCTTTCAAAAATTTTATTGGTGTTAGTTTATCTATTGGTACTGAATGAACTTTAGGTCTGTCAGTAATGCCAAAGTCGGTAAGAAATTTATCTGTGCCTAATACATAACTGCTATTAACAAAACCACAAATTTCAAATTTAGGACTCTTATCAATTGTTAAAATATATATTTCACCAGCTTTACTGCCTTTTCTAATAATTAAACTATTAATTCTTTTAGGTAATTGTGATCTAACTTGTAAATGAACATCATGGAAAATTATATCTGGCTTTGAACCTTGATTAACATGAAAGTTAAATTCAGTTTCTAAATATCTACAAACTGCTAATTCTGCACAAGCTCCACTAATAGATTTTGCAATTTGGTCATTAACAGAACCTTTATAGTTATGCCCCCAATCTTGTTTTAATCTTAATGATTCAAATACCCTAGTTAATCCTGTTTGGGATGCTGCAAATAAATCGTATAAGTCTAATTCTATTTCGTTCAATGTCCTAACTCCCAATCTAATTTTTCCTTATAGCCATTATAATAATTTCCATTTTCATCTAAGCAGTAATGCCCCATAACAATTCTTTTTTTAAAATAAGTTTCGGTATTTTTAAAAATTACATTTTTTTCAAAAGCTTCATCACAAGTAATTGGAATTAATGTATAGCCAAAAGGAATTTTAACTTTTACATAATCATTAGGACTTGTTGCTACCATTAAAATTAAAAAAAAAACTTTCACCTGGCAGTACACCTTTTTATAAAAGTTAATAATTTAGGATTTTGCATAAATACTTTTGCAAATTCTGAACCAATAAAAGAAGTGATTCCTTCTTCACCTAAATTAGCTAAACGAATCTTTGACTTGTCGGCTATAAAATGTCCGATCTCATGGAGCATTGTGTCTAGTAAAGTAATCTTGGGTAGCTTTTCTTGTATGGCGATAGTTTGAGTATCTGGAAAATAGCAACCATACATACCTCCAGATTTGGCTTGTTTCCTAGTTAATTTAACTACTCTAGCTTTAAAATTTCTATATTTTATCTCTTTCAGAATCATAAAACCTCTCTGTTATAAATTATTGAAAATAATGTTGCAAATAGATTATGTTATAATATACCTATAACCTAATGGTCATAGACATTATCAAAGGAGAGTGTTATGTTTAATATTTCAAAGACACCAATGGATAGTTTATTTCAAAAAGACAAATTAGAAGAACAACTTACAATACATAAGGTTTCTAGGGATCAAGTATTAAGAGAAACTTTAGGTAAAAAAATTAAGGAATTTAACAATTGGAAAGTTAAATGGTCTAGGCTTGTAAACAAAAAACATACTGATCCTCACAATTTTGGTTTATTAGAACTATCAGAATTATTAGCTGAATATTTTAATAAAAAAAGACATAATGGATTACCAGTATTATCTTCTACACACTTTATTACCAAAACTTGCATTATAGATGTTTGTGGAGCTTTTATGCAAAATGGTCAAGTTAGATCATTTAATAAAAAAGATTATTGGAAATTAAAAGTTATTGAACATTGGGGTTATCATAAAGGTATTATTGTTAAGCAAGGTTATATGCAAGGTTCTGTAAGATTTATAAAAAAATTAGACCAAATAAGAACTAATGCCGATTATACATTGTCGGTTGTAAGACAGAAAAAAACTAAGATTCTTTATTGGGGTTGGTTAATACCACAATCCAATGGCAAATATAATATTGAAGATAGGTCGGTAATAAACGACAAAAAAATATCTGATGTTGTAACCAATATTGATATTGAAAGTTCATCTAAAATAGAAGGCATAGTTTATCCAAAAGAAACTCATTGGACTAAACCTAAAAAATAGTATTAGCGATAGATTATAATACTATTGCATTATCTTATAATATAGTTATAAAAGTCTTATATGACGAATCAACCTAAAATTTTAGGAGATTGCTATAAGAAATTCGGCTTACAACATACAAGTAAAAGCCAAAACACCATACCTGACGACATTAGATTTAGAAATTACATAGTCCTTACCCCAAAAGAAAAAGCTAACCTACCAGCTAATTGTTCATTTACTGGTGGAACTATTGCACATGAAGTTATTCAATCTATTAAATGTAAAAATAAAACATTTAAAGATGCAGTTAAATTAATACAAAATAAAATAACTAATTATGAAGCTGTAGATGAAAAAGATAAAATTAAATTTAATTATATTATAGAAAATTTAGAGCCTTTAGTTCAAAACCATTTAGATAATATTGATGAAATACCTAAGCAAGATTGGAAAGCTGAACTAGAGTACACTCATTGGGCAGATGGAATTAAAACTTATTTTTTATCTTATGTAGATTTAGTTGGCAGTACGAATTTTGGCGATATTAAAAATGTCTTTGGCACATTAACTAAAACAAAAAAAGGCTTTAGTTATTCAAAAAAGAAATGTCCAAAAGTTCCATATCATTCTGATTGCTTACAAATAGCACTATATTCAAAACTGCTGCCAAAACTTAAACCATTTTTAACTTATGCTAGTGATAGCGATAGAATTATATTTACTCCAGAAAACTGTGTAGAGCTTAGACCTGAGAATTTAGATTATTATTATGAGGAGTTGGTTCTATATCAAAAGTGTTGGGAAAAGAAATTAGAACTAGCCAATGGAGATATTAAAATTTTAGCATTACTTTGCAAACCTGACTTTAGTGAAATTAGAAAAAATGGTTTTTGGTGGAAGGGAATAGATCCTGACATTATTAAAAGATTTAGGAATTACTATGAACTTTAAACAATTAATTAATCATTATGAAAGCTTAGACAAAAAAGATTTAATTAAAAAATTAGTAGATAAAAATTCATTAATTTTAAAACAAGAAGATAAAATTGAAAAAAAAAATAAAGAAATTAATAATTTAAAAGAACTAGAAGAATCACACAAACAAGCAAATGGTAAATTACATTCAGAAATAAAAAAACTAAAAGAGGATTTAAATAGTCCTTTAAAAACAATGAGAGAGGTTGGAGTATTATGAGTAATGTGTTGAGTAAATTAAGTAAAGCTAGTGCTGATGCAGCACCAGTAATTAAAGGTGAGAAAGTACCAGGAATGCACTTTAATCCTTTACAGCATGATGAGGTTCAAGCTGTAGCTATGAAAGCTTTAAATGCTAATAAGCTATATCCAGTTTGTGAATATGAAAATGAAGTAAAGGATAATTATATTTTTATAAAATGTAATATGAAAATTTATGATGCTGAAGATCCTAAACAATTTATTGAAATAATAGGTTGTTCAGCTTTAGGTAAATTAGATAAATTTGGTACTGGTAATGCTATGAGTTATGCTAGGAAATATGCTTTCCTAAATGCTTTAAATTTAAGAACTGCTTTAGATAATGATGATGGTCAAGATGCTGCACCATTTCCAAAAGCTAAACCAATTGCCAAACCAAAAACAAATACAAAAAGTACAAAAGATTTAGCTGATGCTTGGATTGAACAAATGACATCTGTTGCCCAGCATTCTAAATCACAATTATACTTTGAAAAAAATTTAACTCCTATTAGAGAAAATTATAAATCTGATCTAATATCAATAGCTGCCGATCCCTTTGAGCAATTGAGAGTTGAAACAGCATACAACAAACTAAAATCACAAATACAAAATAGGAGTACGAATGGCAGATAATTATGACAACTCTGGAGCTTTATGGAAAAGACAACCTAAAGATTCTGATGTTGCTGGAAAAAAATATCCTCAATATGAGGGAAATGTAACAGTTGGTGGTAACAAAAAGAAAGTTGCTGCATGGCTTAATGTTGAAAAAACAAAAGATACCCAACCAGATATTAGTCTAAAGATTTCAGACTTTATGGAAAAAAAGGAATAAAATATGGAAAGCAAGAATCCCCCTCACTATCAGAAACCAATACAAACTGCTGATGCCATTATGAGTCAGATGACACCAGAAGAAAACATAGGATATTTGAGGGGTTCTGCTTTGAAATATTTATGTAGGTTTGGAGCTAAAGGTGGTCAATCTTTAGACAAAGCTATAATGGATTTAGAAAAATCCAATTGGTTCAACCAAAAATTAATAAATTATTTAAAAACTTTTAAAAAAGATGGAGCCGATCTTAAAGACACACCTGCAAATGTAACAAATTTATTTAAGGATAATAAATGAAAAATGGTAATGGACATATATATTTAAGCCAAATTAAATTAGATGTATTAAAATTTATAAAATACTTCATACATCATAACGATTATGCACCGACCTATAAAGAGGTAGGGCAAAAATTTAGATTCAGCAGAGCAAGAGCTGGAGCAATCATAGCAGAATTATATAAATTAAATTTAATAAACAAAAATAATCAAGCACATAGAAATATAGAATTAACAGATAAACAATTAGAAAAAATTCCAATGTTGAAAGTTAATAAAAGCTATTCAACTATGGAATTTAGAAAGTGAGCAAAGTGATTAAAGAAAGCTTCTATGAAGCAAGTGTAAGAATTGATGAAGAATTTGATAATGCAGAATTAGCTGCAAAGTCAGATAAGCCTGGTGATAAGGCTTCAGTAAAAGTCTTAGATTTTAAACATGAAATGTCTAGGATTAAAAATAAACTAAAGGAGCAAGATGTCCGATCCAAAGGTGATAAAGGAACTCAAGGATCAGCAATCGGAGGAATCAAGAAAGATGAATAAGTTTAAAGACTTGGTTCAAAAAAAGAAAAATGAGATTGCTAAACTTGGTACTAAAATTTTGGAAGAAGAACAAAAAAGACCATTTATGGGATCATAATTAGGTTTTTTTAGTTAGGTACTAGAAGTTGTAAAAAACTGTAGGCTTGGAGTCTGCTTAAAAAAAGGAGAGAAAGATATGTCAAAAAGATCGTACAAATCAAATTGTAAAACAGAAGAAGATACAGTTTTAAATAAAGCTATTGGTAAAAGAATAAAAGAAGCAAGAATAAATAGAATTGTTTTTATTAATGTGCCTGAAATTAAAAATGTATCTTCTGCACACACAGTTAAAAAACAAAAGACCTGTACTCAAACCGAACTATCTAAAGCAATAGGTGTAACCTTTCAACAAATCCAAAAATACGAAAAAGGCTACAATGGTCTATCAACTATTAAGCTTCTAAAGATAAGTAAATTCTTTGGCAAACCAATTGAATACTTTACTGATGAAGCAAATGAATTATTAGGTCAAGATAATCTACCTGATAATAACTCTGAAAAAACTTTAGCTCCCACTATGGTTACAGGGTTAAATTAAAGTGATTATCATTAAATGTGAAAACAACTGATAAGTGCTTTGTAAACACTTATCTTTTATTTGTTGTGTGTTAGGGGCAGCTTTTAACTAGGGT